TCGGATTCACAGCCTTAAGGAATTCGGCTTCATCGAGAAACACCTTGCCAAGCCATTCAGGCGGAACACCTTTATATGTAGAATGATGAACAAGGCGGCTTTCCTTCGGTATTTTGATATACTGATTAGCCCAGTTATTTGCCGTTTTCGGAGGATTAAAGCTTTTGAATATATAAACCTTGTCTCCGCCTCTGGCTGCTGACTGTTCGATATTTCGCACGCTTTCGGGGCCCTGAAACTGGTCAAGTTCTTCAAACCACAGAATACCGATATAACCGAATGCGGGTTTAACGGATTTCAGCTTTTTCGGATCATCAGCTCCACGGAAATATAGCTTCTGTCCGGTAGGTTTATATGTAATCTCAAGGGGAGACACTTTAAATTCAAATTCATCATCCAATCCGAGCGTTTCTATAGCCCATTGCATCTGATTATAAACGGAATCCCTCAGAGTTTTGCCGACCTGACGAAGAACAAGCATATGCATCTGAGGGTTATTTTTCAATATTTCAATAGCCTCAATCGAAATGAATGAGGATTTTGTTGAACCTCTGCCGCCGGGCAGAACATACTCGGTGTGATTATAATTGAGGATATCACGGCGAACACTTGCAAAACCGTCGGCAATAACAAGAGGATCTATGCGGTATTTCTCGTCGCTCTGAATCGGAATCTCTTTTATGTGTTCCTCAAGCATTCCGAGGGCCCTCAAAGCTCCGTAAGCATCTTTCAACTCTCTGCATTCACGGTATGTATCCACAATCTCAGTCACAATCATAGCCGGGCTGAGGGCAAGGCTCTTTCTTTTTTCTTCCTGTAATTCGTGCACGCGGGCGAGGATGTCAGGTTTTCTCAGGTTTTCCGAGCCTATTGAATAGGCTGTTTTCTTTGAATAACCTGCTCTTATTGCCGCCTGCGTTTTATTGTAATCTACTATGTATTCTTGGCAAAACTTCTCCTGCCTATCATTAAGAGCCAATCCTCACCACCTCTCTTTTTGTTTCAACTATCCCGCCCCTGTCCCTCGCTGCACGCTATGGCAACGTCAACAAATTATTTTTTTCGCAAAGGAAAAAGCCCTCGAAGCTTTATAAGCTCCAAAGGCTTTTACATATATACAAAGGAGGAAACCAAAAGGTAAAACTTTTAACAATCATTTTACGATATCATTTTATCACCCTGGTTACGCTTTGTAAATGCCCTGTTTGTGCCCTAATCTTTAAAGCTGTCAATACCGAATATCAGTGCAGCTAAAATCTCTGTAGCGGAATCAATGTCTTTATAAATAGTTCTACGGTCAATTCCTTCTTTGTCTGCCAAATCTTCAGGTGTGGGTGGGTTATCATCTATATAAAGTGCCTTCAATACCCTGCATCGGCGTTCGTTCTCGGGTTTGCCCGACCTGTGACACCATATCTCATATGTCTCAACCATCGCCGTAATATGATTGACTATAATTGCAGTTCGAGCGGCAGAGTTTTCTATTGCTTTTACAGTAAACTCAGCTTTTGAAAACTCACGGTCTGACATCATTGAAAGAATATCAAAAACACTGTCTTTGCACTCTGCAGCAGAACACAGCGACTTTTCTGCATGAGTTTTGAACATCCTATAATTACGTATAAGCAGTTTTGTATTGTGTAAACGCTTATCTTTATTTTCTGATACAAACTGTTTTTTTAATTCTTCAAAACGCTCGTTTGCAGCTTTAACACCTGCAATAACGGCAAGCTCTATGGTTTCTTTTTGATTCATGTATTGTTGTCACTCCTTTTTATTTCAAAATGTGGGCAATGATAAGGCGTTACAAAATGCTTTACAATCGGAATTTGTAACCAAAGATTATTGAATGCTTGATATAAATGGCTTGTTTCACAAAAAAATAAGCTCATATTTGTACTCTTCATATATGCATTCCGTTCCAAGCGGTGCAATATCACACATCTAATCACTCCTTTTATTCATCCGGGATATCTCTATATTCAGGTATGTTTTCACTTTCAGGCGCACTTATCCCTTTATCTCCGCAAAAACTTACTGCATCAACAATAAGCTCAGTCACCTTACGGGAATGACCGCTTTTGTCTTTATAGTTTCGTGACTGCAAACTGCCCTGAATAGCTATCATTGCACCCTTTCTGAAATACTTGCATATAAACTCTGCATCGTGCCGCCAAGCAACAACATCAATAAAATCCGCCTGCCGTTCTCCATCCTGCGTAAACCTGCGGTCAACAGCAACAGTAAATGATGTTGTTTTTGTTCCCGACAGCGTAGTTCTAAGCTCCGGGTCAGCAGTTAAGCGGCCCATTATAACTCCGATATTTACCATCTCTTATTCCTTTCTTCTCAGGTATTTTTATCATAGTGTATTTTTGGTAAGGATATCCGAAAACATCAACATCCATTTCAATGCTGTCTTTCGGTATATAAAAGCCCTTTATGGGTTTCGGATAGTTTGTCCAACTGTCAGCTGATACAATTTCCTTCTCGATTTCGGGCTTTTTTAAGTTTTTGCTTGCATTCCATCTTTTGGCACTTACAGGGTTGCCTTTGAATGTTTTACGAGTCTCCTTCACGAAATAATCCGCAAGAGCACTATAATCGCCTTTGTCGTCTAGAGGAGTAAAGAATACTCTGCCGTACGGCCACAACTTTTGAATGATTTTCGGATTTATTTCATTAACAATCAAATGATGATGAATTCTCTTATTTTCATATTCTGTTGCATTTACATATTTAAGCTCCAAACCATTCTCACGGTAAACTTTTCTCAAATTTCTGAAAAATTTACGAATATTCTCTCTTGATTCTTCGGGTGTCGGATAATAATCGTCCTTATATGTAAGCCTTACGTGAAGATCTCCTTCGCCAAAATTTGTATTTATAAGCCATGTCAATTTCTCGACGGCGTTTTTTTGGTTAATTTCCTGCACCTTTTGGGAAGAAATGTTTGTTTTCTTCTCTCTCGCAATATTTTCTTTCTTTCCATGCCGAGCAGAATAATATTTTTTTATTTCTACAGTATCTCCTGCTCTGACTGTTCTCTTAATGTACGGCATATTTACCTCTTTCATGTCCGTAAGATAATTGCTATACCAAGGCGAGCAAACGCCCGACCGGACGCTTTTTTTGCGAGGCTTGATATTTGCAATTTCAAGGTGCATATAATTAATGTATTTATTATAAATAATAGTTGTTTCTATAATTTGTAATAGGAATAATATTAGAGTTTAAATGTCGAAGAATTCATTTTTACAATAATCTTGAAAACTATCGCACCATAAGCCACATTTACGACACTGCTTTCCTGTGGTGAAAAACAATTTAATTCTTAACCAGGCATTATTGAGTTTCTTTGCAATTTTCATCGGTTACACCTTCCTTTTCAAGAATCTTAGCAATCTGTTTATCAAAATCATTTATTAAGCCTTCACAGTCTCCGAATCTTGCGTGAGATTTCCAAGAACCATAGCACTGTTCAAACTTTTCAGGGCTCATTTTACCTTCAACAACAAGCTGTGCCATTTTCTTGTATTTGCGGAAGGCATTGCGTTTGTTTTCGTTGCGTATTCGGGTAACGGTTTTTCCTTGACTTACATAAGTGTGGAAACCCAAGAATTTTATACCGTTCCTGATAGGCATTATCTGTGTTTTGCCATTCAGTGAAAGATGTAGCTCATCAATATGACCTTCAATAACCTTAAGGCAATGCTTGAGATAATCCTTGCTGTGATGAATCAGATAAAAGTCATCCATATAACGGCCGTAATACTCTATACCAAGCTTGTCCGTTATCAGAGTGTCAAGGCTGTGCAAATACAGCAAAGCAAACACCTGAGATGATTGATTACCGAGAGGTAGCCCTTTACCATCTGTGCTGTCTATAATCAAATCGCAAAGCCACAAAACACCTTCATCATCAAAATAATCTCGCAGAATACATTTTAAAATATCATGGTCGATAGTATAAAAGAATTTTGTAACATCACCCTTGAGGATATATCCGCTTTCACCGTACCGAAGGTTGTAATCGAACATATCCTGCTTCAGGGCGTTGATTCCGAACAATGTGCCTTTGCCTTTTTGCCCAGCAAAGTTGTTGCGGATAAACACATCAGCAAGCTTCGGACACAGCACATTATCGCAAAGACTGTGCTGCACAATCTTATCCTGAAACTTACCCGCTTTTATCAGCCGTTCTTTAGGCTCATAAACCTTAAATTCCGTATATTCGCCTATTGTATATCGCCTTGTTTCAAGTGAATCCTTAAGGCGATTAATTCCGTCAAGTGCCATTGAATTGAATTTTGCAGAGCTTTGGCGGTACCCTTTGCCACGTTTTGCTCTGCGGTATGCTTTATAAAGGCTTTCAAAAGATGTTATTTTTTCAAAATCTGTCATAATCAATTAAAGGGAAAGGCTGTGCGCTCTTTTGATGATGGTGCACTGATTTCAGCTGTTGCTTACTCTGTCTCACATTCCACCAGAACGGGCGAACACCGCCGCTGTTGTTGCAATTGTTGTTGTTGAGTATTCCATTGTTGTTGACGCAGCGGACACAATAAAAAAGCTACAGCACACAGCCTGTGCGTTATCTTTCTTTATCCCTTTTCCTCCATGCTAAAGTCATTCTCTTCACATCCGAGACAAGCCCCGACCAATACTCGGCTCTGTCATAAGAAAGTATTCCGAGACGAACGGAAAGCTCGATATAAAACTGCAGTTCCTCACAATATGTAATTGCTTCGGTCTGAAGCTCCTGCCGCCTGCCTAAATCTTTAAGCAATGTGCGGTTTGCCTCAAGCAGTTTATTATGGATATGAAGGCTTTTGCATAGCATTTCGTTAACTATGTTAAATCTGTATTTTTTAGGAAACACCTTATCGTTTGATGCTACCCTGTATGTATGTTCTGCAAGGTCTTTTGCTTTCACAATCACCTGCAGTCCTTTTCCGTCACTCATTGTAAATCCTCATCAGATACAGAGATTGAAGATTTTAAGATATAAAACGGGCGAACACCGCCGCTGATGTTGCAATAGTTGTCGTTGAGAATTCCAATGCTGACGACGCAGCGGACACAATCCGTCCACGTCTTACTTGACAATGCAGTAGCCGTCCACCACCATCTGCCGGGATTATATTTATCGAGAATTTCAATAAACTCTCTGAACTGAGTTGTCGTCAAAAGACTGATTTTATCTGTAACTGTACCGTAATCTTTGCGGCCGTCATCGGTTGTAAGGTCAACCGTATGCTCAACAATATTCTCTGCACCAACTTCAGCTGCAAGTGTTTTAAGAAACTTTGTATTCAGATCATTTCGAATATCGCTTGCAACATAGTTTGCCGTATCTTTGTCAAACCTTGCAGTTTTCCAAAAATCTTTGAGAAGGCACTTTGTTGTACCATTCTCTTCGTCATGAGAAAGAATTATATGTTCAAGATTTTCTGTTTTGAATGTTGTGCCTATGGCTTTTTCGGATAATTTCATTTCAGTTCCCTCCATTATTCAGATACAAAGATTTCAGAATTTAAGATACAAAACGGGCGAACACCGCCGCTGTCGTCGCAAAAGCTGATGCAGAGCATTCCACCGGTGTAGACGCAGCGGACACAACTTGTTTCCGCTTCATTAGACCACGCTGTTACTGTCCACCACCAACGCTCCATATTTTCGCCGATAACAGAACGGTATTTGCGATACATATCGGTTGTGATAAGACTGATTTTGTCGGTAACTGTGCCGTGAGCTTTGAAACCGTCATCGGTGAGCAAGTCAACTGTATGAAGAAATAGATTATCCTCACCGACAGTTTTTTCAAACTCTTTGAGAAATTCTCCGTTGAGATATTTGCGGATGCTGCTGTTTGCATAGTTGCATGAATTTTCGTCAAACTGCATTGACTTATCGAGCAGATTTTTGAAAAGAACTGCCGTGCCGTTTTCACAATGCTCAAGGATTATAAGCTCCGTTTCGCTTACCTTAACGATTTTACCGGGCTCATATTCCTTCAGGCGTTTTTTCTGCTGAAGGTGCATTTTGAGATCTTCGGGGTTGATGTGAAGAATTATTTCATCTCCTGTATTCTCAACCTCAGCTTTGATTGTTGTTTTGATTTTCGGGAAACACATTGGTTTCTTCCTCCTTTTACATATAATTTTCGTATTTTTTCTCACTTTTTGTCATTTATTATTAAACGACGAAAGCGAGTATTACTTATGAAAATTGAAGAAGCTGTATCTTTCAGAAAGCCTCTTGCGGTTAAAGAAATATTGATGTTTTCAAACGGTGACTGTTTTCCCCTGTGTCCTCGATGCGATACCACTCTCGAGCGAGAATATCAGCATTACTGTGACCGTTGTGGTCAATGCCTTGATTGGAAAGAGTTTTACCGTGCGAAAATTGTCAGATGGATGCCGAAGGATTAATTTTCTGAACCCTTCATAAAACTTTCAAGAACAGTCTGCCTTGTTGTTTCGGGCAGGCTATTTTTGTTTGCTTCAGGCAAAGCATCTTTTACCTGAATCTCATAAAGGTTGTTCCATAGATATCTTATAACCTTGAGCATATCATCCTTTTTGATTGCCATGTGTGTAGGGGCGTTCATCACTTTATAAATCGCAAGAGCCTTTTCTATGTCGGAATATTTATTGCTGTCGATTTGCATAAATATTGCCATTGCTTTACCGAAGTTCATATTATCCGTCCATCCTTTTTCCACACATTTCAACTACATGATCAGGTATATCCGAAACGGAAATAAGCCCTGCATCGCTTTTATCAACAAGAAGTTTTGCAAACTCTTTCACACCGTCTTCGAATCCTTTATTGTATTGCTGACGGTCATATTTCAAGGCATTCAAAAGTTCTTCTTCATCAACATTTACATGTACACCTTGAACCGCTTTATAAATCAACGCATCATTTTCTTTGTCGAAACGAACTGTATGTTGCATCGACATTTCGAAAATTTCTATTGGCGATTTATACATTTTACTCACCTCTTTGATACCAAGGTTTAAAATTATTAATTGTTTCAAGCAGATTATCACTTTTACCATCAAAACAAATTGCCCTATCATCGATATAAACAATTGCAGGAGGCTTCTCTTTCATCACTTTATCAACTTCGATACCGTGCTTCTGAAGGTATTCGGTAATTGCTATTTGTCCGTAATAGTTTTCGCATCGGGTCGAGACAACAACAACCTCGTATCCTGCTTTTTTGATTTCTGCTATGGCTTCCTTTATACCTTCAACGGGCTCATCAGGGATTTCAGTTATTCCCATCCAACCGCTTTTATAACTGTGAATTACACCATCAAAATCAAAAACTACTGTCTTTTTCATCATTTCCCACCTTCCTTTGTGTCGGCCACTTCAAGGCAATCTATACAAGCTCTTGCTGTATCGAGTGCATCAAGAGCTTCCTGGATAGCCTTTTGAGAAAACAGCCTTTTTTCTTCTGATTTGTTGAAAACAAATTCCATATGTTCATCCGCTTCAATTACTTCTGCGGTCACAAAAGCCTTTTCATCTGCATTAAATTCAGTAACCCTCTTGTTGAGCTCTTCATCTGACCACTTCAATGCTCTGAAAACACTTGTCAACTCGCCTGACTTTTTATTTCTGTAAAATATCAGTTTCATTTCAACACCTCCACATAGCACCATGACTGCGGCGGTCGTTCGAGCGACTTGCATCTGTTCTCTCTGCGTTCATAGCACACAGAACAATCGGTACCCTTGGGTTTATTGCAGGCAAGAAAGAACTCGCTCAATTCCTTCGGTTTGTCATAGATAACAAGGTTAGAAATATGTAAACCGTATACGGTCTTTTCATCTGCATAATCAAGAAGTTCAAAAACATCGAGCATTGTTCTGAGGTTCGCCAAAACTGTGTAGTTTCCGCACTCAGCAACAGTGATTTTATCACATACAAACACTCCGATAATCTTGCCTAAAAGCGGTTGCATTAAAAACTGATATTCCTTCGGGATTTTGGCAAAAGATTTTTTATCTTTACTACAATATACCTTTACGGTTTTATCCCAATTTTCGGCTTTGGGATAGTTCTTTCTGATTTCAACCGTCTTTTTCTTATCGATGTTCCAACCCATAGCTTTGGCTATAATCAGAAACACCCAATACGGCTGAATACTGATTAATATTGATTTCATAATATTCTCCTATATTGAAAAATCTTTGTAGCTTGTTCCTTTTTCCATATGCGCCCTTGTTGCTGCGGGTCTTTGCCACATTCTTGCCCATGCGTTCCAATCAGCATCATATTCGGTCTTTTTATCAGAGAAATCTCTGTAAAGCTGAACAAACGGCATAGCTCCTGCATCATAAACAGCCTGTGCTCTTGCTTCGTCTTTGTCACGGTCTTTTCCGTAAGAAAGAACATAACATTTGATTTTCTCGCGGTTAAATCCTGCTTTTGTAAGTTTTTCGCAGGCTATTTTAAATTCAGGTAATTTTACATCGGTATCGCAAGCGAGCCATAATTCGGATATTCTTAAATCTGATATACCGTTTATAAAATGGTCATCAATCAGATCTGCTTCTAATCCGCCCTTAAAACAAATAGCTTTCTGATGCTTTAGCATTTCAAATACCTTGTCTTTGTGATGTCGGCTCGCTTGCAGGAAATTGTTGTCTTGAATTATGTTGCCTTCACAAATCGGCAGCTCTTTCAATCTGCCTTCAAGTTTCGGGACGCAACACCATGGGCAGTTATTATTGCATCCTCTTGTTGTGAAGATGATATTCTTTTTGATATACATTCCCTGCGTGAAGTTTTCAACACAGCTACCGAAAGCAGGGCCGCCGAGTTTCACAGGTTTATTTGTTCTGCCTTCCCATTGAAAAGCAAGCTCTTCACAGTATGCTTTATCCCAAGTAAATGTGCAGGATATATGTATTTCTTTGTGTTCAGGAATAAGCAAGCCAGGCATACCGACAAAAGCCATATCGTCATCAGGTGTATATGAGGTCCTTCGTGGAAAAACTCTGATTATGTCAAACATAATACCTCCCAAACTCAATCTGATTGTTTGCCTCAAAGTTAAACCATATTTTTTCAATACGGTGTAATCCCATTTGCGCTGTTGTTTCTTTTTCGGCCATGTTCCATTCAGAAAGTACCTTGTTATACATTGAGTTATCATAACCGCTTAATATGATTTTGGATTTACTGTTTTTAAGTATCTGCAGTAACTCAATGTGCTTTTCATCGTTCATTTCAACTTTATACATATTGCTTTTTCTGAGCCTTTGAATATAAGGCGGATCACAATATATCAATGTGTCTTGACTGTTGTATCTTTCAATAAGGGTCAATGCATCAGTATTTTCAATCTGAGCATCTTTAAGTCTTTGGCAAACAGCCTGTACCACCTCGGGCAAATCGTTCCACATTGTTGCACAGCGAGGTCCGCCATAAGTTTGTACGTTTCGCCAACTATTTTTACTGCTGTTACTTGTTCCGAAGCTTTGATGGTATCGAACAATGCACCTTCGAGCGTTTTCAATCGGATTATCTGTCATCTGATAACATTTTTGAAATTCTTCCCTTGAGAACGACGTGAGCATTATTGCCCTTGCCAGTTCTTCCGGGTAATCTCTGCACACCTTAAATAGATTTACAATATTTCCGTCTAAATCATTTATTGTTTCTATGTAAGAAGGCTCTTTTTTGAAGAAAAGTGCCCCAGAACCGAAAAAAGGTTCAAGATATACCTTGTGTTCGGGGAAATATGATAATATCCAATCAGCAATTCTCCATTTGCTGCCAGGATATTTTAATAGCGATTTTATAACACTTCACCGACCTTTAAAATCAGCGTCTCTCTCAACTCATCAAGAGCGTTATATTCATCCACTGTCAGAATATCATATACGTCGTCGTAACTTTCAACTTTTCGCAGAGCTTCAATAAGCTCCTCTGCATATTCTTTTTCGAGAATAATTGTTACTGAATTATCCATATTTCCTCCCTTGTCCCGCCGCTTTGCTGATTTGCACGAACATAGTAAATTGAATTTTTGGTCATAATTGATATTAAATTTTGAAGCAAGGCGGCAGGTATTTATGACTAAGCGATATCTTTCAACCGCTTATCAACAATTTTTTGATAAACACTCAATTCCATTCCTTCACACAAAGCAATAATATCGAGTGCTTCGCACAGAAGCTTTTCAAAATCTGCACCAGGTCCGATTCTTTTAATAAGATCCGAGAGCTTTGCTTCTGCTGCTTTAATGTTATTCTGATAAGAAATATAAGCTCCGAGATTGAGCAGTCTGCCTTCACGCAGTTCATCAAACCTTAAACGAGCCGCCGCTTTCTGTGCTGTGGCTTCGTTCTTTGTTATAAGCCTTTTGCCGTAAGCCTCACCGATTCCGAAAAGCTCATAATATGCCATTCTTTCCTCGGGTGCGGCAAATTCGGGCAGTCTTTTTCCGGCTACGGTTAATTTGTAGATGTCATTAAATTCAAGCATAAGCTCTCCCCTTTCTCTCAATTACAAACACGGCAATTTTCCGTGTGCATAAGTCAGAGAGGGCGATTCTCACCGCCCTCGGGGTTATTTACTTGCTGTAATAGATTCTGACATTGTTGTTTTTCGAGTAACCACAATCTCATCTTTGCCGTTGATTGATATTGTGGCTTTTCCTATACCGGGAATTGTGAAAGTTACCGATTTGAGCCTGTATTCGGATATTTCATCAATGACTGCATCCATTATTTTTATAAGACTTTCCTCTGCTATACTGTTCCAACATTCAGCAGTTTCGACAAACAGCTCTCTGACGTTACTTTTTGCTTCTGCTTTCTGCCTCATCTGAGCTTTATACTGCATAGCGGAAGGACAGCGACAATGTTGTGATGCTTTTTCGTCAGCTTCTTCTTGTGTGTCTGCGTCCGTAATATCAGTTCTTATCTGTCCGCAAAACTTACAAACGCCAAGAATTTCTTTTGTTATTACTTCTGCCATCGGTCAACCTCTCATCTTATGCCAATCTGTCATGACCTTCACGCCTATGTTGTTACTTTCCCGGGCAATCTGTTCCGATAAAGACGGTTTGTAAAGCCAATTCATAAACCACACAGACCTTTTAAGCCTTACGGCTATTGCTTTTCTTATTCTCATAATCAGTTTTGAAATCCACTTGCGGAATCTTATTCTGTACGGCATTTCAAATTTGATAATTACAGGTTCAAAAATAAAACCTATAATCAGCAGCACAACAGCTGCAAAAAGCAAATATGTTTTTATAATTTCAATAAAGATTTCAGGAAACATTTTCTTTTTTCTCCCTTCTTTTATAAATAGGTTCAGCCTCAAGCGACATTTGCTCAAATTTATCAAGGCTGTAGCTTGCATTCTGACCTTCGGGCTTGTCCGCAAGGGTTGTTAAATCATCCTCCCAACGGTGACCGTTGAGCCAGGTCGAGGCGTGAGGAACAAGTGAGGCGGTTTTCCATTGCTCTGTTTTTTTATGTTCTGCGAGGGCGATTAGCAAACTCTCAAGCATCTTTCGGTCTTTACAAACCTTCTTGAATGCTTTGAAAGAATTGACTTTATTAACCTTCCGGGGATATTCCTTCCAGAACTCCTCAAACATCGCTTCTGTCTCGCTCTGTTCCTTCTGAGGATCTATGATTTCAATTTTTATCGGCTTTTCAATATCCTTCCACTCTTCAACGAAATATGCCATTGCTTCTTTTATGCCGATAACCTCATCTTCGTCCTCGGTATTCAGAACGACCTCAAATTTGATTTTTACTTTTGACATATTACGACACCCTCAAATTATTAATTTCATCTTTTATTTTGAGAGCTTCTTTTTCCGTAAGGCCTACAATCGTATCGTCTGATTTGCCTATAATAACCGCCATGCCGTATATATCATCTTCTGCACTCGGCAATGCCGCACAATATGTAGCTCTTTCGTTAACCTGAAGAGAGCTTTTCTTTCTTGCGTGGACCGAAAACATAGTCATCTGTCTGTCAAAACAATCAACACGGTCCTCTTTAATCATTGGACCTATTTTTTCGCGAATGATTGCTGCTGCCTTTTCCATTGAGTTAAACCCCTTGAGGTATACCTCCTTATTAACAGGCACTACAACCAAATATCTGTTTGCCATTGTTATCCTCCTGGTTTATCCGTATTTTTTTATAAGCTCTGCTTTTTTCTTCATACAAGCAGCCCTCTTGGGAAAAACAAAATCACTTTTGTTTTCACACTCATACAAATTCTTACAGCTGTTGCAGGCACCACTCATAACGGCCCATTGTATCGCCAAACCTTCTGCAGTTTTATCTGCCGAATATGGCTTGTCGAAAACAACAACATTGGTATTGCTCATGCTTAATCGTTTTATCTCCTTTGTGGTGAAATAGGGTTTGCGTTCCTTATGATGCTTTTGAGCATCTCTGCGTGTGACGGTTCTTAAAATCAAGAAAGGCTTCACGGGAAATTCTGATTGTGTCGCCGTATCGGATTATTTCAAGGTCACCGTTGGTATAAGCCTTGCGGATGAAGCTTTCTGAGGCTCTCATTGCGGCAGCCGCTTCAGATACAGTTATAAGCTCCGGGAGCTTTGAAAAATCATAAACATATTCAGGTGGTCTTTTCATATTCTTCTCTCCTTTTTATTTGTGGTGTGGTGAGGTTTGCGTTCCTGCTATTTAGTCAGCCTACCTAACTTGCGTTTTGCGTAAGTTCTTCTGTAAAAAAAATTTCCATTGCTCTATTTCGGGAAAGTTCAAGAATCTCAACAATTCTTAAAATAATGTAATACGGCATTTTTGAATAATTTTTAAAGTATCCTCTAAGAGTATCTCTGCCAATACCAATAGCTTTTGCAAAAGAAGTTTGATTATATCCTTTGCCAACCATTTCTTTATTAAGCTCCGTTATGTTAACTTTATACATTTATTCACCTCCTTGCAACTTTCGTAAAACGCAAGTTTATAATAACACCCCTTTGCAAGAATGTCAATACTTTTTGCGAAAGTTTTTTTGCTAAATGCAAGAATTTACTTGCATTTAACGAAAGAGTATGTTAATATTGTCGTGAGGTGATTCAATGTCTTTAGCTAAAGTATTAAAATCAAGACGCTCTGAATTGGGATATACACTTTTAGAAATTGCTGATAAAATGGGCGTTTCCGAAGCAACTGTTCAACGTTGGGAAAGCGGTAATATAAAATCATTAAGACAGGGACGCATATCTCAGTTGGCAGAAATATTAAAAGTTAGTCCTGCTGTTCTGATGGGTTGGGAAGAAGAAAAAGCCCTCGAAACCGAAGTTTCGAAGGCTGACGAGAGGTTCGAAAAGATTTGGACTATGTACTCTGCTCTTTCTGATTCGGAGAAAGATGCTGCTGACAAATATCTTGCTTTTCTTTTAGAAAATCAGAAAAACGATTGATATTTTCATCATTAAGTTTTTCTATTATTTCTTTCAGTTCTTCTTTCGTCAACTGTACCGCCCCTCTCTGTATCGAACATCTGTTCGATATTCATTATAGCGAGTGATTTGCATTTTGTCAACCTCCAATTTGTTTTTTGATAAGCTCATAAAAAGCTTTCAAATATTAATGACAAAAAATGCAATTGTTACGCTGATTTTCCATTATTTCCTATATGTAGGAATAATTTACTTTTCAGAAATAAAAAAGAGTTCCGAGGGATGCACCCCCAAAGCTTCGGCTATCATGCATATTGTTAAAACGGTCGGATTGGTCCCGTTATTTTCAATCAGATTGATTTGACTCTTGCTGACCCCCGATTTCTCTGCAAGCTCGGTAATGGTTATGCCTGCCCTTGCTCTTAATTCATAAATTCGATACTCAATTTTCATATCATCACCTTTTATATTTATTTGTGATAAAAATATGAGTATACATAAAATTGGAAGGATATATATCAATGGGAATAACAAACAAATCGTTTTCAGAAGGTCAAAGAAAACTTTTTCAAAACGCTCATATTCTTGACACTGATTTAGTTGAAATATCCTATGTTGCAGCTTGTTGCCCTATCTGCGGAAAATACAGGGGCAGAATTTTCAGTATTACCGGAAAAGACTCTCGTTTTCCAAAACTTCCCGATGATTTCCACGAAGATTGTGGATTAATGGCTTTTCCTTTTATTTATGGTGTAAACGAACCGCAATATTGTAAGTCAAAAGACATTATAGGTTATAATAATCGTCCGTTTATAGATACTCGTACAGCCGAAGAAAAAATCAATTATAAGCTTAAGCTCCAAGAACAGGAAGATGAACGCCAAATGCAACAAGACAAAATTGATTATGATTGGCTCCTGGAACATCTGCCCGAAACTGCACCTAAATCTTTCGGAGCATACAGAAGAATGAAAAATTCTAACTCTCCCGGTTATCAAAAACTTATCGATGAAGCTCAAACCAAAGGTTTTTATCTTAAAGAAAAAGGAAGTAAATCTATGTATTGTCAAAATTGCGGTCAACAAATTCCCGATAATGTTATTTTTTGTTCTCATTGCGGAGCTCGTTTGCAAAATTTACAGCCTATTCAACAACCCGTATATACTCAGACACCTCCGCAGCCTCCCGTTATGAATGTTGCTCCGCCCGAACCTCCCCAGAAGCCCACAAAAAAATGGTATCAGAAAACACCGATTATAATTCTTGCTCTCATCCTCTTTTTCCCTGCAGGATTGTTCCTTATGTGGAAATACAGCGGTTGGAATAAAGCGGTTAAAATAATTATAACTGTTGTTCTTGCCCTTTTGACAATTGGTATTATCGCTTCCGATTCAGATCCCGAAGGTGATTCGACACCGCAAAACTCAGAAAGTAATATCTATGCCACACAATCAACAACTCCGGTTACTACTACAACGGCAGAAGATAAAGACGCATCTGAACTCACAAGCATTTCAAACCTCACTACCGATGAAGCAAAGGAAATTCTCAAAGACCTTAAAGCTGTCGGCTTCGACCATATTGACAATGCTGTAATAAATAGTGATCAGTCCAACGCTGATAGCGGAGCAAGTTTCACCGTTTCATATAACGGTTACTCAGCAATACTTATCGTAATCGAAAGAAAAACAGATTATATTGTTTCCGGTGATATCGTCTTGTACAAAGACGGAAAAGTTGTAAATAACATCAACAACTATACAATAAGTGATGCCGAAAAGGGCGAATTTATTTATTATGCAAAAGAGTATGTGGAACAGGGCCTTAAAGCTCCGTCAACAGCAGAATTCCCCGGCACAATCCTGGGAATAAGCGACTGGAAAGTATCTCGCAATAAAGATGTCGTAACTGTTCAATCCTATGTTGATTCACAAAACGGATTCGGAGCTATGATCAGAAGTAACTTCGCAGTTCAGATAAGTTATTCGAGTAAAACTTGTCTTTACTTAGAAATCGACGGAACTGCCGTTTACGGTAATCCTCAATAAAACATAAAAAAGCCCGTCAGTGCTACCAACACTGACGGGCAGGAACGCAAGCCCCACCTCACCACAAGGACAGGGTGCTCTTTAATTATAGCACCCTGTCTTGTAAAATGCAACCATTTTCAAGAAAGGATGTTATTTTTATGCCTAAAAAAGCAAAAAGAGCCGACGGCAGATATGCCGTACAGGTATATCTCGGAAAAGACGAATACGGTAAACGTATCATAAAAACCATATATGGTAACACTCAGAAAGAGGCAAGTGAAAAAGCTGCTGAGCTCAAAGCAAAGCTCGGTAAAGGTCTTGATATAAGCTCCAAAAATAAAACCTTCAAAGATTGGGCAAAGCTTTTTCTTTCAACTCAGAAAAGTTCGCTTTCCGAATCGGAATACAATACCAAAGAAAAAAGAATATCTTTCTTTTACTCTTATTTTGGTGATACACCTATTGAAGCTGTCAGACCGTACCAAATTGAAACAGCATTGAAAACTCTCGCAAAAGAAAACCCGGCAACAGGAAAACCTTCAGCCAAAAAGACCCTTGCTGCATACAAACAAGGATGCAGTCAGGTTTTCAGATTTGCCATTAAAAACAGAATAATCGAATACAATCCTGCCGACTATTCTGAGATGCCCAAGGATGCACCTAAAAACGAACGCAGAGCATTGACTGAAACAGAGAGAGGTTGGATAACAGAGCTTGATTCAAGCACGCAGAGAGCAAAACGTGCTGCAATGATAGCTATGTTCTGTGGCTTACGCCGTGGAGAAATGACTGCTCTTACCTGGAATGATATAGATTTCGAAAAAAAGACTATCACCATAAACAAGAGCTATGATTTTAAAAACAAGACACTTAAACTTCCCAAGACAGATGCAGGCATCCGCACGGTCCCGATGCCCGATACACTTGTTGATTTCCTGAAGACCGAGAAAAGAACAAGCATTTATGTTATTGTCACAGCAAAAAATAAAATGATGTCTATTGACTCTTGGAAAAGAGCTATACAGAGCCTGCTTGTAGACTTTGAAATAGCACACGGTACAGCGCAAGGCAAAGAAAAGAAGAAAAATAAGTGCGAGCCAAAACCCACAGTGTTTACCCTTCAGCCGTTCGGATGGCACGACCTGCGCCACACATATGCTACACTCTTATTTGAAGCAGGTGTTGATGTTCTCACTGCTCAATATCTTCTCGGCCACGCCTCTCCCCAAACCACAATGGAAATCTACACACATCTTTCCGACGCACAAAAAGACCGTTCCATAACCAAACTTAATGCCTTTTTATCCAAAAAAGACGAATTCAAGTCAAATTCAAGTCAGACGGGTTAAGAACCTCTTATTTATAGCCACTTTCAGGCGTTTCGCTACTTCACTCATAACCCGGAGGTCGCAGGTTCAAGTCCTGTCTCCGCAACCAATAAGAAACAGTCACCATTCGGTGGCTGTTTTCTTTTTTTTACTCAGGACTTGAAGGACGAGCGGCACAGAGCAACAGTCCGGTGGACTGTTGTGACCGCGAGCGACCAAGCGCCCGCAGGCGCGCGAGTCAAGTCCTGTCTCCGCAACCAACAAATAACAGATTATCGTCAGATAGTCTGTGATTTTTTCTTTTTATTCGAAACTTGCTCACTCGCAGAAGTGCGTTCAATGTCTGAAAGAAACAAACAGAAAGCCTTGAAGCCGTACGGTTTCAAGGCTTATTTTCAATTATAATCCGTCAAAATTATTCTCAACAAACTCAATCATTGCCTGTTCTTTATCCTGTTCAGGTGAGGCGATGTAATCAAAATCCGTATCGTAAAACCAAAGGTATACGATTTCTTTTGTATCGTCGTTATAACCGACGATGCCGAATTTATGGGGATAATCGCCGCCGTCGGCAACTCTCATATGAAATCCTTTATACTCAAACTCCGTTACGGGTATGAGATAATGACCTTCAAGCATATCGGATTCAACGGGTTCGGTGAGAAATTTATAAGTCTGCTCAACTTCATTTTTCTTTGCGATATAAAAATCGTCATATTTCACTTTGACCGTCATTGTGTCGGTAAAAAAGAACAGCAGGATTTTTTTATCGTGGTCGTATTTTACACTTTCATAACTTGCGAAACCGCTTGGCAAGAAATCTTCGGCTTCGTAGTATTCACGGTGATATTCATAGATATACCGTATGAAAGTCCACGATGAACACGACGATAACAGAAGCATCATTACCAAAGTGATAATTATTACCGCTGAACATCTGACTTTTTTCATAGAATCACCTTTATTTACGTATCAGTTTGAACTGTGCCAAAAATGCTATAATTCTTGCTTTAAAAGAATTAAAGAATGAGACAAGTTCATTCATAATACTTTCAAACATATCAAGCTGTTCAATTTCAAAATGAACATTTTTAGTGCCTGAGTAGTTACCTTTACCCGTGATTTTTGCAGTTGCCTTACCTTCGGCGGTGTTGTTTGAATATGTTACCGTATAATCGGTGCCTTCGCGAAGGATTTTACCGCCGTCGGTTACTGTGATAACGGGAGTTATTGCACTGCCTGTATAATCCTGAACGGGGATATCGGCTATAACGGCATTTGAGATATTCTTTGTGACGATTGTGAAATTTGCTCTGCTTGCGAACATTCTGAAATCGCCCTTGCCCTTGACATTCACATCCGCTGTGCCGACATTGATGTTGTTTGCATAGGTTACGCCGAAGTCGATGTTTTCATTGAGTGTATCGCCCGAAGCGGTAACGGAAATTTCGGGTTCAATTTCAAAGCCCGTAAATGTCTGGTTGGGAATGGGAGCGATAACGAATGTGCTCACCTTGATGCCCTGAGTCTGTGCATATGAATGAGCATATGAATCCTCTGCGCAGTAGATTGTGAGCTTGTTACAGCCGTCAAAAGCATCTTCGGCAATTTCGGTTACGGTATCCGCAATAACTGCGGTTTCAAGATTTG